ATGAAATTAACTTACAAAGATGGACTTTCTGCTATAGAAATAGAGAAAGAAAAAGTAGATTTGAACAGAGTTCAGAAAATCATTGATAAGCTTTATGGAATGGATAATAAAGTCTATCCTATTCCATATTCCTTTATAAAAAATGACAATGATGATACTTTGAACTTTGTAATGCAAGCATGTGCTCTTTATACTTTTCCAACTCTGGAATTGTGTGAATGGCTCAACTTTCAAATTGATGATAATCCAGAATATGAACCACATTCTGCAATAGAAATATGTGCTGGAACTGGATGGATTGGAAGACAGTTAGGCATTCCTATTACTGATTTAAAAGCTCAGGAAGATCCAGTAATGACTGGACTTATGATGCAAATGGTTACTAAACCTGTTACATATACTGATGATATAGAAAAGTTAGAAGCACAAGAAGCTGTTGACAAATATCAACCTGATATAGTAATAGGAAGTTTTGTGAGTTCAAGAAAAAACATTTTACAAAAGAATAAGAGAAAGACTCAGATTCTTAGAGAAGTAACTTCTACGGGTATTACTATAGAACATAATCTTATGGAACTTGCTGAGAAAGAACTCCCATTCTTTGGAGTAAATGTTGAGAAAATAGTAAGAAGCTGTTGGAAAACTATTCTTATTTGTAATATGAGGACTCATAGACATCAGTCTTACTTAAATCTTCCTCATCAAACTCTTTCGTTTCCTTGGTTAGTAACCAGAGGAGATGTATCTCAAGCTAGAATATTAGTATTTGAAAATAAATTATGGTAAGAATTTATGACAATTTAAAGGTAGCCTTTTTATTGATTAGACTTCTATGTAAGTTTAAAAATTTAAGGTTTACACAGCTTCTATTTAATTTAGATATAGATCCAAATCGAGATTATAATGAAGAACCCAACAGAACTCTCATTAGGATTAAGAATACAGCTTCCAGATGGAATAGTAATAAACTTTAGGACTTTTTATTATAAAGTTAAAATTCATAATAGAGACTTCTTAAAGATTAAAATTAATCCATCTGAATCTGCAGCTATGAAAGACTTTATGTCCAGAGCTAGTAGATGTAGATGTTCATTAGAATGGTTGTATTTACCTTTAGATGATATAAAGATTAAGGAAGGCGTCAGCACTGAAGATTTATAAAGCATTTGTGGTTTTAGGTTTTTAGTTATTTGCCTTCCTTCTAGTATAGGGATAGAGTCTTAGGACTCTTCCCTTTTATTTCGCTAATGATAGAATTTGGTTTAAAACACAGCGGATCTTCTGGTTGGAAGAAGAAGTATCCTAGAAGGGAAATTAACAAAGGAGATTTTAAGCATCAAAGTATGCATGGCCGTTTTAAGTTTGGATATGATAGAAACTACCATAATGGTTGGTTATCTTGGAAAGACTTAGATAAATTCTTTGAGGCCAATCTCGGAAAGAATGTGGATAAAGTATTCTCTGAGTATGTAAAGAGAGCTAAGAGATTTGATCATGATGTTAGTCTTAGAGATACTTTTTATGATGCTCTAAACCCAAAAAGAAGATATAAAAAGCAAACTTATTGTATAGATTCTCAAAATAGGATTGCTAAATTTAAAGAAAGCAATGAAAAAGTTATAACTTTTAGAGAGGCATACGCTTATAACGAATCTCATTATCCAAAGGACGTAAGATCATATTTAAAAGAAAACCAAATTGTTCCATTTGGAGAATTTTATCTAAGAGAACATTGGTATGATAACTGGACTAAAAAGCTTATCTATATATGTAGTAAGGATTGGTATAATACAGTACTTGCTATAGGTACAGGTAAGCAATTTATGAGAATGAATAATATGAAGAGAGTATACATTCCATTTAGTAGGGTTAATGCACAAGGAATACCTAAAAATGGATTTGAAACAATACGAGTTCCAACTGGAAGATATGTATATTCTAAAATCACTCCAGATTTTAGTTGGCAAGTATATAGGGCTGAACAAGTTCCTTATAGTAGTAGTTCTAATCCAGACTTTATGTTCTTTGTAAAAGGTGAATTTACTCAATATTAAATAGATAAAGGGCTTGACAGGATTTGACGGCATTGGAAAGTAGATTACTCACTCAGACAAGAATGGAAAGACATTCAAAACAAATAAATGCTAAAGTAGTCGTAATGACTCCTCGTACTGTAGCTATTGCTGCGTAAGTGCCTGGCAAGAGAGGAGCCAGGGAACATAATCCTCTCACAACAAGTCTTCTTTTGAGGATTTTTCTTTTTAAAGCCATTATTAATATTCTGTGTCTATCGGAGATATAACTAAATAGGCTGGTGGAAAGTTAACATCTAGTTAACCCCTGTAGAAGGAAACTACATAAAAAACCTATGAGTGTAAGTTATGGTAATTGAGAATAAGATGCGCGGACGGCGGTTCGATTCCGCCCAGGTCCACTAAATTTTAGTAATTATGTAAACTTAGTAATTATGACAACTGAAGAATTTATTAAGAAAGGAAAAGCAGAGTACGGAGGAATTTTTGAGCCTATACTCCGTTATGCTGCAGGAATGTTAAGAAGGGACGTCGAAGATATGGAAAATTGTCTTGAAATATTAGAAGAACTTGACGACGGTTCTTATTGATCTAAATCAAGTCAATTTTTGTTAAAAGACTTGTTTAAACTCTAAAAACATATTATCTTTGACTTAGTTCAAATTTAAAATGTTCCAGTAGCCTACGACTACACACTGGCTGGCTAGTTCTCGACAAGAGAGCAGTTTTACTATCACAATCCACTTTAGGATAGTGAAGAGACGAAAGTTTCGAACTGAGGGCATTCTAGTCTGGAACAATCTAGTGTGCTCTCTTTATAAACAGGAAGGAGCAATGTTCTGTAACATTGTAAGCGTTCATAAAAGGTTAAACAAAGTTCTTCTGGTACGTGAGTATCGGAAGATCATAGGGGTGTAACCGGTAATTGGTATCCGCCCAGTTTTGGGAACTGGAAGCTTCGGCCCATGCGCGTTCAAGTCGCGTCGCCCCTACTGTATAATCTCTTTCGGGTTCAAGAGTACTATGTACTTGGAGGAAAGCCTCATCCTGCGTAGTGTAATACGACTTCTTAACAAGGAGGATGTTTTAATCAAAGCACAAAGTTAAAACTTTAGAGGACATGATAGGTAGGAGAAGCCTATCTAGTGTGCTTGTTCTACAAGTACACGAATGAAGGTATAGCACAATGGTTAGTGCTCTAGTCTGCCAGTCTAGAGATGTGAGTTCGATTCTCATTACCTTCTCTTCCACACCAAAATGACTGAGGTTGATAAAAGTCATACTGATTGGCCCTTACAACGCAAAAAGGGTACGTGTTCATAAGTGTTTTAACGTGGAACCTTCGCAACGTGGAAGGCACAAAGTAAGCTTATTGAAAGAGCCCTAGTATCGGTGGAAGATAACTAGGGACACTTGCGGGTATGGTGTAGTTGCAGGCGCACACCTGACTTCCAATCAGGAGGCATGCGTGGGTTGGATCCCCACTATCCGCACAAATTAAAGAGTACATACAGCAAAATTTCCTTAAATTTCCGAATGTTTTCAGAATAGAATAAGAAGTACTCTTTTTAAATGGAACAATTGGCCGAGAGATAAGGCACCTGTATACGTTGATTCGAGTTCAACATTGCCCCCTAAAATTTATAGATTATGACTAAAGAACAGATTAAAAAAGAAATTCATTATCACGAAAGGATAATTGAAAATCATTAAAAAGAATTATTAAAGTTAAAAGAAAAATCAAGTGAAAAGAAAAATCTTTAATTTAATGAAGAAAGTAGCAAGGGGCTACTGTAAAGCTGCAGTAATGATGTATCCTAATGGATATCACTGTTAATTTATTAGATTGAGGATGCCGTGAACTTGGAATATCCCAAGTTCACAAAAATGGAGTGATTATGAAAAAACTTTTATTCTTTTGTATTACGTTACTTATATTAGGATGCAATCCTAAAACACCATATATACCACAGAATTGGTGGAATGAAGATACTATTTATATAGGTGAGTATGACCGTTCTATTATAGAAAGGTTAGACACAGCAACAACTATAGATGAAATATTTCCACCAGAGTGGTATGAAAATGTAGAAGATCCAGGATGTTATGATCCTGAATATGATTCTATACAATAATTGATTGGGCGGTGGTCGAGTGGCTGAAGACGTCAGACTTTGACTCTGATAAGGGTGATATAAGCCCTTCGCAGGTTCGAATCCTGCCCGCCTAACTAGTCATCTTTCGATGAATTCATTTGTCATTGCAAAGAGCGAGTCTGTGAAGATAAGCTCTTTATGGCGCGTTCGACTAGTGGCTTAGGTCGCAAGCCGAACGCTTTATATAGATTATCCATTTTTAGATTAGTTAAATATGAACTATGTATTATGTCTAAATGTCCGAAGAAGAGTTATTAGAGCAACTCGTTAGTGAATCTAATAGTTTATCTGAAATACTTAGAAAACAAGGGAAGGCTGTAAGTGGTAATGCTTGTAAAATCCTTAAAGAAAAGTTAGAGAAATATAATATAGAATATTCTTTTTCTCAGAATTACTCTAAAAACTTAAAGAAAAAGCCAATAGAGTATTATCTACAAGAGAATATTAAATGTGATTCACAAAAGTTAAAGAAAAGATTGATAAAAGAAGGACTTAAAAAAGATATATGTGAATGTTGTGGACAAGATACTACTTGGAATGGTAAACCATTAGTATTACAGTTAGATCATATTAATGGAGATCATCATGATAATAGATTAGAGAATCTTAGAATAGTTTGTCCTAACTGTCATTCTCAAACTGATACTTTCTGTACTAGAAAAAAGAGAAAAACTTGTCCAGATTGTGGAGCAGAAATAAGTAGCAGAGCTTCTTATTGTAGAAAATGTGCACCTAAGCACAAAAAAGATAAAAAGGCCAGTTCGTCTATCGGTAGGACATAACACTTTCGATGTTAGAAGAGGGGTTCGACTCCCCTACTGGCTACACTTGTCTACGGGTCCGTTTATTTGAAATAGTAGTAAACAAAGAGACACTGCAGTATCACACCGCCACTGATTCTGCACGCAACCTAGTAGTGTGTGTTCTTTCTCATGCTTTGAGATATAAATTACTAGGAAAGCATGGAGGATGTAAATCCTCCTAAATGGGGACATCATATAGTGGTTGAGTATGTAACCCTTACAAGGTTATCACCCCAGTTCGAATCTGGGTGGCCCCACAAACAACTTTGTAAATAAATCATAACTGGTGAAAAGCCGAGCAGAACATAAGAGTCTGTCTCGGCTTTTTGTATTGTATGTTAGTAATACCAATAATATTAATTTTAATGGCATGTTTATGGGAGATGCTAGATTGTAGATTAGACTATCCTTTTCTATGGTACACATGGAAAGAAGAAAGAAAATATATTAGATTATTTTAAATATGTTAGATTATGTAATTTACACCGATGGAGCTTATAGTAGCTCACGTGATCAAGGTGGAATTGGAATTGTTGTACTCCGAGACGGAGAGAAAGTATTTAAATACTCAAAAGGTTTCAGGAAAACAACAAACAATCAAATGGAACTTATAGCTGTAATCGTAGCATTACAAGCTGTAAAGGAATCTATTAATTCTCTTACTATTTATACGGATTCTATGTATGTAAAGGGTTGTGCAACTCTTGGATGGAAGCGTAAGAAGAATGTAGAATTATGGATGTTATTTGATAAAATATTTAATAAGGTTAAAACTCTTGTTAAAAATCCAATCCAAATTGAGCATGTAAAAGGTCACGCTGACAATGTTTATAATAATCTCTGTGATGAACTAGCTGTACAAGCTAGCCAGGAATTATTATAAGCGGGGGCTGGAAGTATTATATACTTCTGGTCCCCGCCTCGTTTTTGCTATTTTTGTAATATTATGATTAAGAATTATATAGTTTTATTTTTCGGCCTGTATATCTTTATTACATTAATACTAATGGGACTATCCCTGATTTTAGATTCAGACTTTATACAGGATATAGCTTGTCTTCTATGGTTTAGCTTTCCTTTTGTAGTTATATTAACTATGCTAATACTTTTAATTATTTAAAATAAATAAAGTTATGAAAGCAAAAGAATTGATGATTGGTGACTGGGTGTATAACACTCATAACCGAAAGCCTGAACAGGTATGCGAGATTAGGGAGCGGATGGTGATGCTGGACTACAACGACTTGTATGACTACGACGAAATAGAGCCAATTTCTCTTACTCCTGAGATTCTTGAAAAGAATGGGTTTGAAAAAGAATGGGATGAGGATATTATGCTTATGGTGTGTGATGGTGTTGTGGTGGAGGTGGGAGATAACTATAAAAGATATGAAGACGGAAAAATGTATTTGCGTAGAGTATTAGCACCTTTATGTTATGTTCATCAACTCCAACACGCTATGCGTATTTGTGGAATTGAAAAAGAAATAATACTTTGATTATGGAAGAACCAGAGAAATTATATTTTGGAGAACATGATAAAAGTGTTCTTGACATCTTTTCAACTAAAGAATCTGACAATGAAGTTGAGTACACCCGCACTGATGCCTTTATTGAAAAGGCTGAAAACTTTATTTACTCAGCACTAAATGACGGTATTATGGGTACTGCTAATATAGAAGATTTTATGAGATTGTTTAAAAAGTATATGGAAGGAGAGTAAGGTATGAAAGTAAATTATGTTTGTCAAAATACAATTAAATCTACAGACAAGGCTTTTTACCTGACACCATCTATTGCAATATACACGTACAATGGTGTCTCAATAAAGAGCTATGTCATAAATTTTGCATGGCTTGTTTTTTCTTTTTGTATTGATATAATTATAAAGAGATAAAGTTATGGTACAGTATATATCAAAAGACGCTTTAGTAGCGAAGATAAGGGGATACATAAATAATGCAGAAGTATATTTAAAGTATCATCATAACCGTAATGATAAATCGGTTTATGCGTTTGAACAAGAAAAATTAGTAATGTGTGAATTACTTTTTTCCCTTGACACCCTTGAAGTGAAAGAGGTGGACTTGGAGAAAGAAATAGACTCCCAATGGAAAGATTGTACCCCTGTTGATGAAGGAATGGGCTGTGAATTTGCAAATATTAGTATTGAGCAATTTGTGAATATTGCCAAGCACTTTTTTGAACTTGGTATGACTATTTAATAAATCATAAAGAGGAGAAAATATGAAGAAAATAGATAAATACTTTAGTAAAGAACTTGACCCTAAAATTCAGTATGCAAGTATAGAGCAAGGTATAAAAGCTCATGCTGAAGAATATTCTTTCAACATAGAAAGTGAGTTATTCAATCAACTTACGAAAGAACAGCAAGCATTGTGGCGAAAGGAAATAGAACAAGCAGTTATTAGTGGTGGATATAATGGCCTTAATCTTGCAAGAGACCCACGTTATAAGGAAAACCATGAAGTGAAAGATGTGGATTTGGAGAAAGAAATAAAAGAAGAATATCTCAAACGCAGATGTTATTATGGTAAAGATAATATACTTGTTATTTTGAATGAACCGCAATTTAATAATATTGCTAAGCATTTCTTTGAACTTGGGCTTAAAGCACAGAAAGGAGAATAAAATTATGACACAAGAAGAGAAGGAACTACTGATGAAAGACCTTTGTGCAAGGTTGCCTTATGGTGTAATCACGAGAAGTGAGTTTGAAGAGTATGAGGATGGTAAATGTGTTGTTCATTATACAGACCTTCCCCTTGTTCGAAAAAATTCAGATGGGTGGGATATTATAACATTGTTGTCTTATGGTATAGTTAAATATAAAATGAAGCCTTATCTCCGTCCAATGTCAAGTATGACTGAGGAAGAGAAAATGGAATTTCATAAAATACTTGTTAAATCACAAGATTGTAGTTATGAGAATAATGAATCGGCTACAACCATTTTGAATGATTGGTATTTGTCTAAAGGATTTGATGTAAGAGGTTTAATACCTAAAGGTCTTGCGTTAGAAGCACCAGAAGGAATGTATAATGTATAAAACTATACAAATATGATAGATAAATTCGAAATATTACGCCCAGAATTTTTAACTGCAACAAACTTATGGTATAATGATGAACCTTATGCTTATTGGTTGTCTGCTCCTGAGTATAATGTATATGAATGGGTATTATATAAAGAATACAATGACTACGAATCAGTTGTTGGTAACGGCGGGTTAAAAGGTGTGTCTTATGAAGAATTAATGAATAGTTTTAGAACGTATACCTTTTATGATAATATAGACAGAGAAATGCTATGCAGAACATTTAGACAACGTTCTTTGTATGATGATTCCTATGATTTTGAAGATTTTATAGACGAATAAGATTATAAAATTATGATTACAGAAGATTATGTTAGTTTTGAAATAGCAAAGCTGTTGAAAGAGAAAGGGTTTGATACACCTTGTAATTGTTATGGGGCTTATAATGGGGTAAATTTAACCTATAGGCTTTGTATAACTGGTAAATATACTAATTGGAACAAACATACTGATAAACTTATAATAAGTTGTCCAACCCAGCAAATGGTTATGAAGTGGCTGAGAGAAGTACATAACATCTGTATAGTAGTTACACCAAGTATGTTTTGGGGAAAGTATAATGTCAGTATATACAAAAAAGATACTGATTATCCAATAGGATTTGATGGAGATAGTTTAATTCCTTCTTATGAACAAGCTTGTAATGCAGCAATTAAGTATTGCCTTGAAAATTTAATTTGAAACATATAAAAGATATTTAAAAATTATTATATATTATGATATTTATCAATCCTTGGGCAAGTTATAAGTCAGAAGATATTCCAGATTTAACTCCACATACTGATGAAGAAGCAGTTGGGTGTTTAGCTGGTGGTTGTGGTTTTGTTGTATCATCCATAATTTATGTGTTGCTATTCTATTTATGTTTTGATGTTACAAAAGATTTGCTAATGCCAACTTTAATTATGATAGTAATCTATCCAATTTTAACGATATGTTTGATTAAATTGTCACTTAAGATTGGAGACAAAATATATAAAAGGAAAAGAAAATGAAAAGTTACACAGACATAGAACAATCAAAAAAGTTGGCAGAGTTCTTGCCGCTTGAGAGTGCGGATATGGAGTATTTAGCAATAAAGGAAAGTGGTGCATTGGTAGGAGCTGTCCCATTTGTAAAAGATGATTCTGAAGTTGAAAATTCAGCATATGATGCCGTTTATGAGAGGATTCCATGCTGGAGTCTTACAGCGTTGCTTGGTGTTTTAAAACATCCAAGATGTATTCAAGGTGATAAACCTATATACTGGTTTTGTGGATGTTTTGGTAAAGATGAACTGTATCATGAAGTAGAAGCAGACAATCCAGTTGATGCTTGCTATAAAATGATATTAGAGTTGAACGAACTTAATTTGTTGTGCTTATGAATAAAATTATAAGATGGTGGAAGCGTAGAAATTTCGATTTACGACAAGCCTGTATAGACAAATATTCTAAAGAATTTGGTGAAGAAGCTGGAAAAGAATTTGGACAAATGTATGATTCTATAAATCGTGGTATTCCTATAGGTGGTTTTTTAGAAACTACTGCCTTTATAGATATGGTAGAAAAAGTTAAAAAAGAAAGTGGATTATATTAACTAATTATGAAAAAGATTATCCTATTAGCACTTGCCGCCTTGATGATGGTGGGGTGTTCAAATCAAAATGATATAGCAGAATTAGTAGAAGAAGAGGATTTTTCTACTATTGAGTATGATAGCTGTGAATATCTTCTTAGAGTTGGTATGTATCAAGGCTATCTTGCTCACAAAGGAAACTGTCGCTTCTGCAAAGAACGCAGACAAAAGGAAATGGAAGAGTTGGTGATTAAATTAAAGGAGGAATAACTATGACAAGAGGAGAATTATTGGAATTTCTTACAAAGGAAGCAATAAAATTTAGAGAAGAACCAAAGTTCATTAGTATTAACAAGCATCTTACTGGTATAGACGAAAACAACATGCCAAGTAAGGAACAAATTGATGGAATACTTGTAGCATTTATCAATCGTGTTGGAATGTCACAGTGCATAGACTACGCTTTGAGCGCTGAAGACCTGAAGAAGGACACCAAGTTCCATGTGGGCGACAAAATCAGAAGAATCAATCGCAGGGAGTTTGACCGAGATATGTCGGTTGAGAGGGTCTATAAGGATTATTATCTCTGCAACAATATTGGCAAATTCTCCAGCACGACGGTTCTGTTTGCCGAGGAAGATGATTACGAACTTATAAAGGAATGACTATGGCAACAATTAAATCATACACAGACTTACCTCAATCAAGAAAATTGGCTGAGATACTTCCACTTGAAAGTGCAGATATGTATTATCTCAATGGAGATGCTGGTAAAATAAGCATTGGAGAATGGGAAAATAATGTGCATGACGAAGATGACATTCCTTGTTGGAGTCTTGCAGCTTTACTTAGTATAATAAAACCTGTAAATGATAACTCTTACACATTAAAAGGTACTCTTAATGGTGGTGCAATGATTTCTTTTGAAGAGGTTACTAGTGTAATATTCCTAGAGGATGAAATCATTGATGCAGTATTTGAAATGATTTGTTGGCTAAAAGAAAATAATAAGTTATGAAAAGTTATACAAATGTAGAACAATAAAATATAATTTGATTATGGATATATACATGGATAACTATGGATATATGAGACATAGGAAGACAAACAAAATATATGATTGGCAAGTAAAATGTTCAGAATACACATGTATTCTGATTAAACGAACTTAAAATTATGGCAACAATTAAAAGTTATACAGATATAGAACAAAGCCGCAAGTTGGCTGAAATACTTCCGCTCGAAAGTGCGGATATGTATAGAGTATTTGAAAACAACGCAGAAACTCGTGTATATTTTGGCAAAACACCTACTGCATATTTTGTTTCCAAGCCTTGTTGGAGTCTTGCAGCATTGCTTAATGTTTTGAGTGAAATCAAGCCGCAGGTATATACCCCTATTCTATTCCCAAGTGAAGGTAAGTGGATATTGCAATTTGCAGAACATGGGCATGGTAATGTTTGTGAGGTATCTTGTGATAACCCTGTTGATGCTTGTGTAGCTATAATTAAGAAATTACATGAATTAAATTTGTTGTGATTATGGATTATAGATATACAAGAATTTGGAAAGTAGAGCATAAACTTGTTATTGCTAATACAATAGAAGAAGCAATAAAGATTTACAAAACTTGGGCTGAATCTATGAATAATGTAATTACAACTGATATTACTACTATAAAAGCTATTGGTAATAATCGAATTCCAGAAGATTTCGATGCCTTAATTAAATCTTAATATAATTATGGACTACGAATGGGATAGTAAGCATCTTAAGTTAAAACCAATAAAATGATAGAACTATGGGGAAAATAAACACAATGCATAAGCAACTATCATTATTTCCAGAACTAGCCTTAAAACTAGTAAGTACTTTAGATGAGAAAGCTGAATATTATGCTAGACATAATCTTCCAGCTGATGGGGATGTTAGTCTTGTAGAAAATGCTATTTCTGTGGCCTATAAAGATGGAGCATCCGCAGTATTAAAAGATGTTATAGATTTATTAAAGAAGTACACAGATCTACATGAATCCTAAAATTATCAAATTATGAAGTACAAAAAGAGACTTAAAAACTTAGAGGCAAGAATTAAGGCCTGGGAGGCTCGTAGTGGAAAGAATAAGGAAAGTGGGCATCTTCACAAGAAACCTGGTTCTAAAAATAAATGATAGAGAGAAAGAATAATTCTATTACTCCTGGATTTACAAAGGAGGATAGAAGTACATTTAAGTATTGGTTTGCACATTGGTGTGCTTTCCAAATGACTGCTCTTAATCTTGGAGTATGGAAGTTTAAATACTTATTTCATGATTGGGAGAAACCTTGGTTACGTTTATTCCTTCCTTATAAATCTGTTCAGAAGTGGCATCGTTATCATAGACGACATCACCCTGAGTATGGAATTAAGAATGGTTGGGATAAAGTAGATTGGGGTGAGATGCTTGTAGATTGGGAGTGTTGTCACTATACAAAAATAGCACAACCTCTTAATGCCCATGAGACTTTAATAGAACTCTTTTCTAAAGAGTCTTATTATAAAACTATGCAAGATAATATTTTACCTAAATTAATTAATTTGATAGATGAAAAAGACTTAAAGTAGATATCTTTAATATTCTATATATTATTATGTAATATGAATTGGACAAAAGCGTTTTGTGTTCTAGGATGGTTTATTCTTACCATTCTCGGATTAGACTTAGCCTTTGGATGGCTAAATTTAGCTAACACAATAGCTAACATTGCTGGAGCATTTCTAGTATTATTTATAATCTTTATTTCATTCAAAACAAAAGCATTTACTAACTTTAAAATTTTCAAAAAATGAAAAAACTTTTAGGAATTTTGTTCGTAATGGTACTCGCTCTTACAAGTATGACGAGCTGTGGTATTGAGCGTGTGGACGCTGGTTGTGAAGGTATTGAAGTGTCTCTGTATGGAGATTCTCGAGGTGTTGGTGATGTAAATCTGGTAACAGGATGGGTCTGGTACAATCCGTTCGCCACACAAATCTATGAGTATCCTACCTTTGTGCAGACCATAGACTATGATGCCTTTGAAATCAATGCAAAGGATGGCCCACTCTTTACCATTGATCCTAACGTGAACATTAAAGTTGCTGATGGCAAGGCTCCTCAGGTATTTAGGAAGTATCGAAAAGAACTGGGAGATGTCATACAGGGTCCTGTTCTCAAGTACATCAAGGATGCTTGTCGTATTGAAATCAATAAATTCACTACTGATGAAATAGTTTCTAATAGAGAGAAAGTAGAGAATGCTATTGAGAAACGACTTAGAGCCAACTTGGAAAAGGAAGGATTCGTTCTGGATCAGTTTACGTCAGGTCTAAAGTATCCTCAGTCTATTGTTAATGCAATTGATGCAAAGACCAAGGCTGTACAAGACGCTCAGAGGGTCGAAAACGAGCTAAAGATTGCTGAAGCAGAGGCACGTAAGAAAATTGTTGCGGCTGAAGCAGAAAAGCAAGCTAATGAACTTCGAACTCAGGCTTTAACTTCAGCTATCTTACAGCAAATGTGGATTGACAAGTGGGATGGTAAACTTCCTGTTACAATGGCTGGGGGTGACTCTAAACTTCTTCTAAACTTACCTAAATAATGATCTGGTTAATCATTAGTATTGTCTGTTTTCTACTACTTAGGAATTTCCTATCTAAATTAGAAATAGACGACCGTGATGGATGGAAGTCGTTTAAAGCTCCCTTATGGTTATGGGCTTTTGCTGCTATTGTTTGTTTAGTTCCAATTATAAATATAATAGGACTTATTTGTATTGAATTAATGGCAATAGCTGACATAAGGAGTCGTTACCCAGATTTAAGATTTAAAGAAGGAAAGAGTCATTGGCTTATTAAATTAATAGATTTTATGAATAAAGAATTTTAAATTATGTAAAACTAGAAATGCTTATAAGTATTATCATTACTGCTTTGCTACTTTATGTAGCTTTCTATACAAAATATGATGGAGATAGATTACCTAGCTGGTGCTTTTATAGTATAGCAGCATTAACTTTATGTAGCTGGGAATCAGCTATTGTTATGCTTATTATATGTATATATTGCCTTTATATAGGAATCAAGTCAGGAGAGATAAGTACTTTAAATTGGATTGAAAATCTGATTAAGTAATGTCAGATGAAAGTTATAGAATCCTCGATGAGCAAGAAATAAACAAGTATATAGATTGTCCTTGGTTCCGAAAAGAATGTAAGTTCATTTCCGGTACTGGATGGGCAGTTCCAGAAAAATACTTGATTAAAGATTTAGATAAGAAAAAGTTTTATTCAAATCTGTTACAAGAATTAATTGATGAATTTGACTTTGAACGTGTCCATAAATGTATGGAAGTTCTTAATTGGCTTTGGGCTGGAGTAAATGGTATACCAGAAAAGGAAGATATGATTCCTGTAGTAAAGAATCTCTATGAAAGTATAGAGAAGCGAGTACTAGAAGGTAAATACTGTTACTGTGCCACTGGCGGATTTAAACTTACGTTCAATCCAGATGAAGACAATGAGTTAAATCTTGTATTTGAAGCAGAAAACTATTCAGTCTATGGTGATTGAGGAAAAAGACTTTAGAATGACTCAAATTAGTCAGAGTTCACCTTTTTGGGATTTAGAATTATTAAAAACTATAAGACCTAAAGGTGGAGTTGTCAGACAAGAGTTTACAAACGTTGGCTATGGCATGACGCTTGGACATTGTCTTAAATCTATAGTGAATTTTCGGCTTTCTAATAAACATCTTGAAGATATAGTTTCAATGAAACAATATCTAAAAGAGTATATAGCTGAAATAAAAGAGATTAAAAGTTATATTGATGAAGCAATCTTGGAAGACCAAAAAATTGAAGACGGAGCTGAATAGGCTCTTTACATTTTTAGACAAGAACTACAATATTAATTGGGGTGGTTGTTGTTGGCTTACTTATTGTTTAGCTTATAACTTCGAAAGATTAAGCATTCCATACTCCTTAGTTATCTATGACACTGAAGGAGATCCAGAAGAAGCATATAATAATATAATAGGAAGGTGGACTAGTTTTCCAACGGGAGATGAAACTGCTTCTCATTATACTTTGAAAGCAAAAGGTCTTGGTGTTCTTAATAAGAGCAAAGGAGAGCCTTTTATTCTTATTAATGATGTTGATTCTGATGATATTCGCTGGATTTATGATAAAGGAAGTTGGAATGAATGTTATAATTCTAGATTAAATGATGAAATTAAAAACTTAGTAGACACAGTTTTCAAAATTTATGAAAAAGAAATCTGTAAAACCATCGAAACTGATTGATATTCAGTGCCCAAGATGTGGAAGAGTAACTCACCATTATCTTAATGAACTTACTGGCGAATACAAATGCGTAATTTGTCAGTCTACTAATAAAACAATTAAGGTGAAGCCAAAGAAGGAAATCCTTTTTACAGCGGACGAAGATCTAGAGGCTGAGCTGAATCCAATAGAAAATGTTATCGAGGAAGCTGAACAAGCTAAACTCGAAAAGACCAGTTAAACTATAAAATTTATTTACAATGGAAGATTTAAAAGGTATTCCTTCTCTACAAGAACTAGCTAAATTAGCTGAAGAAGAATGGATTGACGTGCATAATCATGCACTAATGGTTTACTTAGGTATGCAACCTCCTCATTATAAGGGAAGGGATACTAAAGTATGGACTAAAACAGAGAAAGAAAAAGAATTGCTCAAGCAGATGAAAGCTAGATGCAATACTATTCTTCCTCGTCAGTGGCCTTATGCAGAGCCTCGCTCTACATTCTTCTCGAAACTGATTGTTAGAATTCGACCTAGCAATAAGTTTAAATTTAAAGACAAACATGGTAATGAGCAGAAAAAGACCTATTTCTCTCATAAGAATGTTTGTGAGTCGGATATTCCTGCCATACTAGCTAAATACTATGTATGGAAGGACAAGGCCCGTCAATCATTGGTTATATCGTATGAGTGGAACGGCAAAGCCTACGCCCCCAACGAGCTACCTAACATTAGACGGAAGTAGAATTTATCCAGCTCCGTTCTTCCTTTATGAAGTGACTACTTATAAACTATATAATAGTAAACAAGCTAGTCCAGCTAAAGGTAGAGCGGAGTTGGTTAATTCTAAATTCTTTAAGGCTTCCAAGCCCCTAAAAACCTTAGGTTATAAAGCTATAAAGAAATTAGATCATTTATTGGAACAAACTATAACTTGGATAGGAGCTCCAATGCAATTCATTTTAGATAATAACTTACCTATTTACGATCCAAAAAAGAAGAAAAATGAAAAAGGACGTAGCAATGTTCGAAAAAGGAGTCATCGTTGACTTCGCCGGTGCTCAGCACCAGTTTGTTGTTTGTGCTCTCAGCACTAGTGCTTTCCAAAGTGAAGAAGCCTCTGTAGAGTTAGTTTCTTTTGACAATGCAATTGGAGCAGAAATCGATAACTATACTCTTCCTCGTGCTGTCTTTATAGGAGTTGCTGTGTGCAATCCTGGAGATGAGTGGGATGAGGAGAAGGGCAAGATGATTGCTCTTAATAAAGCTAAGGGCTTTAAGGCCGATAAGGTAGAAAAAGCAGTGGCTTTATTTGCTACTCGTGCTGGTCTTATTAGTGAACCTATGGTAAAAGCACTCTTGCAAAAAGAGGTCCAACATATCATTGAAGACCCTGAGTATGTCATTAAGGGCTACAACCAGATGAAAAAGCGCTATGAGTTAGACCAGGAAATGAAGAAATTCATTGAGGAAGCTCCTTCTAACGTAAAAGAGCTAGTTGACCAATTCGTTGCCCTGAATGATAAGGACAAAGAAACAGCAGTCAATTTGATGTTTCTGAGGGCTAATGAGTAAATCTGGTTGGATACTCATAATCACTTTAATTGGACTAATCATTTGTTTGTATTATTGGGCAGTCAATTTTTCTTATGATACTGAGGACTCTCAGTTAGTAAGTAAGATTGACTCCCTTACAACTAAAGTCGACTCTATAAGAAGAGCCAATGATAGTATAAGAGTAATAATAGATACAACTGAAATTCAAATTGAACATGTTTATGAGCAATATATCCAAATTCACGATCACATTGTTACTCAGTCTGTTGATTCCGACTGTGTGTTCTTCTCAAACTACTTATCCGAGGATAGTAAACGATTCGTTGATACTATTAACTTCGAACCAGTTAAAACACACTAACCTTATTTTTGCTGAGCATCATATGCTGTTAAAAAAAGTTGACCTATTAGAAAGTCAAACTCAGCGATATAAGGAGCTTATAAGAAATTATGAGCAAAGTGATTCTGTGCAATCGAAGCTTTTAGAAACAAGTAAAATTTATTATCTTGGTAAGATAGATGCCTTAAAGAAGGATATATCTAAGGAAACTAAAAAACGTAAAATTTATCAGTTCGGAATGTTTGGATCTATAGGTGCAGCAATATTAGCCTTAATCCTTATTAAATGAATCGAGTTCGAATTGATAAAGACTCAGAAGGAGTAAAATACAAGTACCTTGATCGGTCTTGTAAACAATGTAAGAGGTTTCCCTGTTTTGAAGGAATTGAGATATGTAAATCTGACTTTGCTAAATATGGTTGTAGACAATATAAGGAATGATTACTATCTTTTCCGTATTAAGAGCTAAACTAGACGAAGGTCTAGGATATACCACATATGTCTTTGAAAATCTTGAAGAACATAAATGGGACACTAAGTATAAAATGGTTACAAGGTGTCCTAACTGGGATCATAGAGCTATTAATGTAGGAGAAGAAGGATTTCTAACTTATGAAGACCATGAAGCAGGTAAGAGTCAATGGTTTGATGGAAATAATTTTCAGTTTTACCGATATACAATGTCTCAGTTCATGAAATTCGTAGCTAAACCTAAAGAAATTACTACAGATTTTATAATGTAAGAAGATTCCCAAATGTACAGATTATGATAATTTACAAAGTAAAAATAAAAAATTAATGGGTATTTTAGGTGATAAATTAACAGCAGCACAAGTAGCAAAGAGTAACGACATTAATACTTTTGTTTGGAAGGGTCCAAAAAAGGAAGTCAATGGTAAAATAGTGCAGGAAGAAGTAGCGTTAAAAGATGCTACCGAAGAGCAACTGAAGAAGTTCCTCATGCACTGTAATTCTATGCTGTATAGTAAGGATAAAGATAATCCTGGCAGATATACACTGCTTTCTATTATCAAAGAACAAAGAGATAAGTGTAATGCTGAACTCTATGTTCGTTGGTTAGAGAATAAGTATAAAAAGGATACTCCTAATCCTAGAAAAGAGTATCCTCGTTATCTGTACCAACAGGATATTCGAACCATACTAACTAATAACCGTGAAACATTTGAGAGTGATAAACTCGATCAATATCCCATTGAGCAGATTACTAATGGAGTTCCCACAGAGTTCCGTGATGTAACAATTGCTCTAGCCCAAGATGCATGTCTTGGAACTCTTGGAGACTTCAATAAAAAGCATCTCTCTCTCAACTTTATTACTAAGCTTGGACTCTGGTTTACTCCTGCAGAAATGAAGGATTTAACAGAAAAAGATGCTAATGGTAAGACGAGAGATAGATTAGAAGTAATTCGTGAACGTCACGGATTGAAGCCTGTAATCAGTCTTTATATCAATCCTAAAGGCTTGAACTATACAGAACTTCGTGCTATGTTGAATCTAAAGAGTAAGAGTCGCAAATATTCAGATTTGACTACCGACCAGCTCGTAACATTGCGAGACCGTGTATTGTTCTTCTTTGAAAGAGAAGTGGAGCAGCACATCAAGCAATGGGAAGAGCGTAAGAGTCAAATCTTGAAGGTTGCAGAACTCAAGGGTTTTGATTTAAATGCTTAAACACACACTAATGAGTATAGGGGAGAGGCTATGCCTCTTCCCTCTACCTTTGGAGACTCTTACGTATATGATATGCGGATTAGTCGAAAATGGTAGAGCAGCTGGAATTATTTAAAGCAGTTGACAGAACAACTAGACAAGAAGAATGCAGAAAGAAATGGATTCAGAATAAATGCTGTGGAACTATAGTAGCAGCCACTGGCTTTGGGAAGACTAGAGTTGGTCTTAACTGTGCTGAGACTATCATTAAACACTATCCAAAATTTAGAATACTAGTAGTAGTTCCTACAGATACTTTACAGAAACAATGGATTAAACAACTTGATGAAAGAGGACTTGGTCTTAATTGTGATGTAATGGTAATAAATACAGCAGTTAAGCAGAAAAGACAATATCATGTGATTATTCTTGATGAAGTGCATAGATATGCCTCAGATGTATTTTCTCTTATATTTAAGCAAGTAGGTTATAAGTATATACTTGGACTTACTGCTACATTTGAGAGATTAGACGGAAAGGAGATATTACTACAGAAATATGCTCCTGTTATAGATAAGATTACTCTTGAAGATTCCTTATTAAATGGATGGGTATCTCCATATATAGAGTATGAAGTCCTTATTAATGTTGATGATATAGCACAATATGAAGAAATGAATAGAGAGTTCACTGAACACTTTGAGTTCTTTAACTTCGACTTTGATCTTGCTATGGAAATGGTTGGTAAGGATGGTTGGAAAAAGAGACAAGCTCTAAGAGATAGAATGTGTCCACAAGAAGCCTCAGCATCAGTTCGAAAACAAATGCTATCTAATATTACTTATCATGCTATGGGTTTTATGAGAGTAATTCAGTCTAGAAAGAAGTTTATAAATGAACATTCTAAAAAGATTGAACTTGCCCGTAAAATTATAGAAGCTCGTAAGGATAAGAAAATAGTAACATTTTCCAAGAAAGTGAATGTTGCTGAACAAATAGGATATGGGGAAGTTTATACAGGAAAGACCTCTAAGAAAAGAAGTGCTACTATACTTGAAGATTTCAAGAATAAAAAAGTAGGAGTACTCAACTCTTGTGAAAAGATAAATGAAGGTCTTGATGTTGGTGGATTGTCTGTAGCTATTATCTTAGGATTAGATTCTGCAAAGTTAAAGGCAGTTCAACGAGTAGGAAGAGTAATTCGTTATGAACCAGGAAAGCAAGCGGAGATATTTAATCTTATTATTAATAACACTGTTGAGACCAAATGGTTTGCAACTGCCCATCCCGATGGGAATTTTAAAGTTATAGATGAGCAAGGTTTAGAAAAAGTATTAAAAGGAGAAGATCCTGGAGAATATGTCAGACCAGCAGCAAAATTCGTATTTAGGTTCTGATTTTTGGAAGAAAATTTCAGAAGTATCCATCTTATTAGCTCTAACAGGTAAATGGTTCTGGAGAGTTAAACCTAGAGATAAAGGATACGTATTTTCAGATAAATATTTTAAAAGTGCAGCAGATGCTGAACAGAATTTAATAACTTTTCTTAAGAATCATGAAGGGCTCAGAAATGGTTGAATTGCTCTTACTTGAGCAAATAGTTACTACTTATCAAGACAAGAGATTTACAGATTTATATGATAAAACCTATAATATGGGAAAGTTATTAAATAGATACACAGAGCTTTCTAAGCTCTTTATGGCACCGTATGTAAAGAATCCCGACTCGGAAGAGTAATCCCTTTTTACAGTGAAAGATTAGAATATATAAATGCTAATTCTTGAACTGTTTTGAACAAATATAATTTAAATATTGATGAGGAGATAGCTGTACTTGAAAAATATCAGCTAACTCCTGATGAGCTTTTTATAGTTAGATTAATCTTTATTACTAAAGAAGGTTATCCAGAAAATTATCTGTTCAAGTTCTTACAAATAAATGATAATAAATCCAACTTTAGAAATAACCTTGAATCTTTACAAGAGAAAGGTATTATTTTAAAGTCTTATAAGATTCCAGCTAAAGGAGAAAGATTTGATCCTGCAGCTATTCCTTTTAGTAAGAACTTTGAGAATGCTTTATATAGAAGTGCTTTTGATATGGGGCAAGAACTCTATGAGGCTTATCCAATGTTTGCTACCATAAATGGAGCAACTGTTTCTATAAGAGGAGTATCTAAAAAGTTTGATACTTTAGAAGATGCTTTTCGTTATTATGGTAAACAAATACGTTGGAATCAAGAAACTCATAAGCACATTCTTGAACTATTAGACTGGGCACAAAATAATACTGCATTTATAAACTTCTCTCTTGCTACATTCCTTATAGATAGGAAGTGGGAAGAAATAGAAGCTTTAAAGAACGGAGAATTAACTGATATTAACTATAACTCTATGCGCTCTATATGATTACAGAATCAGTACTAGAGCTTATACGACGAGGTCGTGAAGGACATAACCAAGGTATATCTATAGGTATGCCTAAGCTTGAGGGTATAATAGACGGACTTACTCGTTCTACTTATTATCTTCTTTTTGGAGGTACTGGTAGTGGTAAGACTTCGTATGCTCTTTATTCTTTTATTTATAAACCTCTTGTTCAACATTTAGATGACGACAACCTTCGAGTAATATATTATTCATTGGAGATGTCTGCTGATATGTTATTCTTAAAACTTCTATGTATGCATATATGGGATGAATATCATATAGAGGTATCTCCTAAGGAATTAATGTCTCGTAAGAAGAATTATATTCTAGATGATGATCTTTATAATATAGTACTAAAAGAACAACCTTGGCTTACTAAAATAGAACAGAAAATTACTGTCTATGATAGAGCTTTAAATGCTCAGGTTCTTTATGCTAATTTACATGCTGAACTTGAAAAAGAGGGTGAGTTTATAAATACTGATAAGAGAATTCTATTTAAACCCAACAATCCTGATAAAATCATTCTTGTTTGTATGGATCATATTGGTCTAGTACGTCCAGGTCAAGGTTCCACTTTAAAAAGTGAAATTGACCTATGTAGTAAGTATCTTTTAACATTTAGAAATATATGTGGTATTAGTCCACTTGTTCTGATGCAAATAAATAGAGATAGTACTTCTACTGATAGACGAAAGCTAGATATGATTGATCTCAAGCTTAGTGATATTAAGGACAGTGGTAATCCATCACAGGATGCTGAAGTTATATTAGGTATATTATCTCCTCACAGAGAACAGCTTAATAAGTATAAGAAATATGATATTACACAACTTGAAGATAAATTTAGAAGTATTTCTGTACTTAAATCCAGATATGGAGAATCTGAAATTCAAATAGGTTCTGCATTCTATGGTAAAGCTGGACTATTTAAGGAGTTACCAAAAGGTGACCAGATTACTTGTTATGATCCCTATATGGACGTTAGTTATATGTTATCAGATGAAATAACTCAAAATGAAAAAATAGATGAAAACGTAGTTAATTTAAATTTTACAATGTAAATGGCTGAAATGATAGCAATTGTAGGCGAATCTGGGTCTGGAAAGACCACATCTATTAGAAACTTGAATCCAGAAGAAACATTTATTATATCTACTACAGGTAAGAGACCAGGAATTAAGGGTGCTAAAAGGAAGTATCCTGATTTCAAGGTTAATAAGGAAACAAAAGAAATGTCCGGTAATTTTTATACTTCATCTAATATTGAGTCTATCAAACAAATGATGAAGATAGTTAATGTTAAGATGCCTAATGTTAAGGTACTTATTATTGACGATTTCCAGTATTTACAAGCATTCGAAGCAATGTCTAGAGTAGATGAAAAAGGCTATTCTAAATTTACTGATATGGCTAAGCATGCTTATGAAGCATTAAAGACTGGAATGGATATGAGAGATGATCTATTTATAGTAGTGTCTACTCATAGTGAAAATACTGGAGATAATCTTAATCCTTACTTTAAGATCAAGACTCAAGGTAAAATGCTTGATTCTGTGATTACTTTGGAAGGATTGTTTACTTATGTACTCTTTACTAAAGTAATTAAGGATGAATCCGATGGAGTAAAATATAAGTTTTTAACTAATTCAGATGGAACCTGCACAGCAAAATCCCCGATGGGACTATTTGAAGATTTACTTATTGACAATGACTTAGATTATGTTATTAAGAAAATCACCGAATATAACGAAGGAGAATGATTCAGCAATTCAAGGTGTTGTTCACTTATGAACAAGATGACGAAACCGGCGAGGTGAAAGTAATTAATAGGGAGGTAGTCAATGATAATCTTCCTAAAGCAAAGAAGACCAGCTCTAAGAGCACAAAGAAAGCAGATGAAAATCCTGAACCAGAACTTATTCTTGAAGATAACAAATATAGTCTAAATACTGCGGCTATAGAGTTATTAGGTGTTGAAGCTGATGACAGAATAGACATTAAATTCGAGAAAAGAGGTAAAGGTAGAGTTCCAGTTATAGGCAGTAATACTGCTTTTGGAACACAGGGAGGTAATAGATTAACCAAATCCAATACAGTGAGTTATAGAGGTAAGAATCATGACACACTTGAGGGGTATGGAACTGTATTCTCGTTTAAAGAGACAGATAAGGAGGGAATCTTCGAATTAGTTGGAGATAAACCTATTCCAGAAGAGAAAGAAGATGAAAATATCAAGATTGTAGATGATGAAGTAGAAGAAATAGGCCGTCCAGAAGATCTAATAGGTATTACGGAGGGAGATGCTACTGAAGTAAATGCAGATGATATCGATTTTAATTTCTAAAATGGTTTAATTTATGGCAGGATTTGTTTTTGGTCCAATTGATAAAGTACAAGCAACAGCTGGTGGTAATCGTCGTCTTCGTCCTTGGGACATTTATGAGGTAAAGTTTGTAGAGGCTAAGTATGAGACATTTGAAGGTAAAAAGGAAGAGAATAAAGGCCAGATTTATGAGGCATTAACTGTACGTTTTGAGAATGAAGATGGTTATTATGAGGAGAGAATCTTTAATCCTGGTGAAAAGGGTAATGAAAGATTCAAGAATAAGAATGCGGAAGGGCATGAATATGAATCAGCTTCTCCAATGGAGAAACTTCGTATTTTTATTGCTCAGATGTTAACTGTTCTTGCTCCTGAAAAGATGCCTAAGATGGTTGAATTAGCTCCGAAAGTTACGAGCTTCAAGCAGTTGGTAGAAGTATTTGCCAAGTTGCTGGAAGGAGCTAAAGGTAAAACCACTCATTTAAAGCTGGCTGGTAAGACTGATTCCAAGACTAATAGAATCGTTCCTTGTCTTCCTAAGTTTGCAGGTGTTAATAAGCAAGGAGAATTATTCACTGCTGATAATTTCATTGGTGACAAGTTATTCTTCTCTGCATATGAAGAGGGTAAGCAAAAGGAATATCGTGAAGCTAAGCCCACTGATATGGAGAAGAAGGAGGCTCCTGTAGAAGCTTCTATAGATGATCTTCCTAATACTGACGCTCCTCAAGAGGAGATTGATGATTTCGAAGGTCTTCTGAATCAATAATACGTTTTTGTCTGGCGGAGAGACTTTATGGTCTCTCTGCCTTTCATTTTATGAAAAGAATCCTTATATTTAGGTTCTTAATGGAAAATTTTAGCTTTTATATTGAACCGAAAATCACTAAGGATTTTCTACTTTCGTATAACAAAGAAGAAACCTATATGTCTTTCTATTTAGGTATTCCAATTAAAAAGGGTTTATTCTGTTCTCCTCTCCGTAAAGATAATACTCCTACTTGTTCATTCTACAGAAATAAACAAGGAGACCTTATATTTAAGGACTTCAATGGTTCCTTTTATGGCAACTTTATTTCTGTAGTAATGTATAAGTATGGACTAGGATATGGAGAGGCTTTAAGAACTATAGCTAATGATTTTAATCTTATTAAGACTCCTGGCTATAAGAAACATCAAGGAACAATACGAGAAAATATTCCAAGATTTGAAGCCCCAGAAACTTCTTTAATAAGGATAGAAGTTCAAGACTTTCTTCCTAAGGAATTAGAATGGTGGGCTAGTTTTGGAATAACAGAAAAAATTCTTAGAAAATATCATGTATATTCTTGTAAGAATATCTTTTTAAATGGAACATACTTTATGGCCTCCTCTGAGAGTTGTCCAGCTTATGGATATTATGGAGGAAAGGAAGATAATATAGAACTTTGGAGAATATATTTCCCAAAGAAGAAGCAATATAGATTCTTGACTAATTGGAAAGCTAAACAAGTACAGGGTTATAAACAGTTACCCAAAGAAGGAAAGTTATTGGTTATTACCAAATCTATGAAAGATGTAATGTGTCTTGCAAGTATGGGTATTAAAGCCATTGCTCCAAATAGTGAGAATCTATTTTTGACAGATAAAATGCTTGAAGAGTTAAAAAGTCGTTTTACTTATATAGTAGTATTATATGATAATGATCTTCCAGGCATTTCTAATATGAGAAAGATTAAAAAGGAACACCCAGAACTTAAATATTTTTGGATTCCACGTAAATACGAAGCTAAAGATATTTCTGATTTTAGAAAGAAGTATGGGGATAAGAGAACTAAGCAGTTTATTAAAGAAGCTATTATATGGAACTTAGCGAAACTATAGAGTTAATGCAAAGTCATAAGAACAGATTTATAACAGAGGATATTGTATTATGAAAAAGTAGGAATTGAATACTTCGTGTAAGGCTACTTTTAAAGATGGCACTACTAAAGACTTCGCTTCCATTGAAGAAGCGTCACAGGAAACAGGACTTACTGTTGCAGCAATTAAAATTAGATGTAATAAGCCAGGATGTGGAGGAAAAGACAAGACTACATTCGAATGGTTAGATGAACATACAAGACGTTCCTATCAAGCAAAGAAATCACGTAGTAAAGGAGCTTCTTGGGAACGGGAAGTTATTAATAAGTTAAAAGAAATAGGATTTACTGGGTGTGTAACTTCTAGAGGAGAATCTAAAAAAGTTGACAATAATAAAATTGATATTATAGATACTGAAGGAAAGTTACCTATTAATATTCAGTGCAAGCAATACCAAAATACACCATCTTATTTTACTATAAGAGATGCATGTACTGATAAATCAAAACCTTTTGTAGTAATGTGGAAGAAATCTCCAGAAGGCGGGGAAAATAGCAAGGGAGCTATTGCAATGGTAGATGCTGATTATTTCTATTATCTTTTATCTTTAACAAAAAAATGAGCAATTATGTCTATGCTGAGGCTTATGACGAGAATGTCATAAAAACTATTTCTGCTAGTTCTTTAGCAAATGCAGAAGAAAGAATTATTGAAAAACTTAGAGATGAATATGAAATTGATAGAGAATTTACCAATTATCATGAATTTAAAAACTATATGTGGGAGGAATTTGAAGTTCTAGTATCTACCCCACAAGATATAGAAGCTCTATGAGAATATATAAAGTAATTAAAAAAGAGGAAAGTCCTACCATTTCACTTAATAAGGTGAGTATGAAAGATGGGTTCTTAATTGTTATGTCCGATAGTGAAGCAGTTGGAATAATTGTCTACGATAATTGTGAAGCGAAATACCTAATGATTACGGAATTTATTGACAGCTTTCAAAGCGGAATTGATCCTCGTTATTGTAATGAGAATCTTGAGAAGTTAATGGAAGAAATCAAAAGTGATTATGTAGATCCAGTAGAATTCAGCTTTATAAAAGTGGAGATATGAGAATAGGGCTTGATCTTGATGGAACTGTAGATGATTTCTGGAATCCCTATATAAAGAGATTTGGACATCCAAAGAAGGATTCTGAGATAACGAAAAACGTTCAACGTGTACTTAGTAAAGATAAAGAATTTTGGCTTAGCCTTCCTGTACTTAGAACTATAGATTTTATTCCAGAATTGTATTGTACTAAACGAGTAAATCCTAAGCAATGGACTCGTAAATGGTTAATAGAGAATGGTTTTCCTAATCGTCCTATTTATCAAATGTATTATCAGCACGGAAATAAAGCTACTCTAATTAAAGGACGTATAGATGTCTTTGTTGACGATTCAATCTCTAACTTTATAAAGTTGAACTTATCTGGAGTTCCATGTCTTCTTATAGACCAACCTGATAATCAAGAATGGGGACCAATAGGAAGAATTTATACTCTTAATAAAAAGGAAATACTAGATGCATATAACTTACTTTTAGATACTGGTATGTTTGATAACTTTAAAAATCTCTTATGATTGATATCTATAAGTTAGTCACTTTAAAGCCCCTAACAGACACTATCAAAGTAGAGGATATATCAGACTCAGTCTATTTTTCTAAAGCTTATAGTAATTATATAAGTAATTCTCGGCTTAAACTTATAAATCCCGATGAAGGTGGCAGTCCATCTAAATTTTTTGAAGGACTAAACAATAATAAAATATATTCAGATGCTCTCATATTTGGAAGTGCAGTACATGAACTTACACTACAACCTAATGACTTTGTCCTTACTAATGTGGATAGGCCTACAGCAAAAGCTGGATTTATGGCTGACTATATATGGGATAATTTCTTAGAAGGTACAGCAGGAGACAATATAGGAGAAGCAATAGCTGCTCTTGAAGATGCTTGCTTTATAGAGGCATCTGATGAGATTGACTATTATAAAGGAAAAATGAATGAAGACAAGATAAATGCTCTAAAAGAAAAGTGTGAACAATACTGGATTGATAGAGCATATTATGAAGCTGAACATAAAGACGGTCCTACTCCAATTTATCTTCCATCTAAAACGAGAGAACAATTAAGTGAAGTTCTTGTAGCATTTAATAAGAATAATAAATTCTTAGACTTGCTAAATCCAAAGGGACTTTTAGAAGATCCAATTTCTAAGAATGAAACTACTATTCTTATGGATATGGAATATACTGTCGATTTACCAGAAAGTAAAGTAGATGGTATTCTTCATTTAAAATCCAAACTAGATAATTTTACTATTGATAATGAAAATAACACTATAACGGTGAATGATGTAAAGACTACAGGTAAATATATAACAGAATTTGCCAATGGAGCCTTTAATTTCTTTCATTATTATAGAGAACTTGGTATGTATACATGGTTGCTGAGGCATGCTGCTGCTAAGTTCTGGGATATACATAATCCTACTATAAAGAGTAATTGCCTTGTAGTAGAGACCTTTCCAGGTTATTTTACAAAGACCTATGAACTCACTAAAATGGACATATTAAGAGGTATGCAAGAGTTCGGTTGGTTATTAAGACAAGTAGCTTACTATGAAGCTAAATTACAAAGAACTTGAAGCAATTTTCGCTCAATATTTCAGCTTAGGCAATTTAAATATCAATATTAATAACAAGTTTGCACTTATATCTTTAATCTGTTATATTACAACTTCTATGCAAAAAAAGCAACCAGATGTTACTTACTATCAAGTAGTATATAAAATCTGTGATAAGCTTGGTATGCAAGAAGACTTTATAAAAGGATTAGCTGTTATGTGTGAAAGTTTTGGATATGGTTGTAAAGACTTTCCAACTTTCAACATAGCTCCGAAAGATATGGTTAAAACTTGTCGTGATATATTGGAAACTTATATGCCTTTCTAAAGGTTCAGACAGATTGTTAAAAATTGTAAAATTTTATCATTCTGTTTGTATTAGATAAACGAAGTTATTAGATTTGTTTCAGTTCCGTTAAGAATAACGGAATTCAGATTATTTGAAGTTTTTAGATTATTTAACATTCATTTAGTTGTCCAGAAGGATAAGCAAATGTATATTTGATTAGATGAAGATGAATAATACGTAAAAATGTTAAAACTATTTGAATTATGGAAACAAAAATTATTAATTTCAAGAAACTAGAAGTTACAGGTGCTACTAAAGAAGAGGCTCTAGCAAAGGCTCCATTCCAGATTATCGGTGATGCTACTCAGGCTTTCAAGAATTGGAAGAAGAAACAAACTGAGGGTGTAACAGACGCTAAGATTAAAGAGTTCGCTCTTGACTACATTCAGAAGAAGGCTAAGTCAGCTGCTGGTGTAGGTTTTTCAGTAACTGTTGAATCAGCAGTAGCTGATACAAGAGAGCGTCCTTACAAGATTAACGATGTTAAGAATGAGAAGGGAAAGAGAAAGTACGTTACTACATATGAGCTTGTTGATGATACAACAGGTGAAGTAGTAGGTATGACTCAGGAGACTAAAGCTGTTGCTAAGGAGATGGCTAAGGAACTTTACAAGAAGGGCTTTAAACACCCAATTACTTGTAAGTACACTAAGCAAGTACTTGATGGAGAGCCAATTGCTTTCACAGCAGAGTATACTCCTTCAAAGAGTTCTAAGGTAGGTACCTATATGGTATTTGGTGTGGAGGCTTAATCTGCACAAGTAACTTCTAACATATGAGTTTTCAGTTGGGAGTTCGGACTTAATCGGTTCGGACTCCCATTTTTTTTTCTAATCCAACAGTGGAAACTGTCTAAATGAAAAATAAATTTATTCCTGTAAGTGGTCTTGAGATTCTTGACCAAATCTATAATGAAGAACATAATGATTTTGAATTGGAAGAGGTAATCGAGGATGTATATAAGATGATGACTTATAAAGCTAGTAATATGCAGATTCTTACTATAAAGAAAGGATTTTACAAGTCCAGAGAAAAAACTGATGGATTTATGACATTCTCTTTAAATGGAAAAGAAAGGTTCTATGGAATACAAGAAGTAAAGAGAAAAGTCTGTAATTCTACTAATCAATATAAGAGACAATTACTTCAAGCACTTAGATATTTGTGGTTATATAAAAATGAGCCATCTATAAAAGTATTTATACTTAACTCTGAAAAGTTTTATGCATATGTACTTAGAGAAGATATAGAAGACTTAATAAATCAGTTATCTCCTCTATTTGCTAAATCTGATAAATCTGCTTGTAAAACTTGGAATGATACAGATTTAAGAAGGACTATTCAGAGCTATAACATTAACTTCCATACCACTTTATTAAGAAACTTGGAATTAGATAAGACTCTTACAGAAATATATAAATTAGTATGACTAGACATGAAGTATTAGAGATGGCATCTACAGCATGCTTAAAAGAACTTTATAGTAAGGTTCAACCGGCTGTTGATTGGGATGATTTCTTACAGCAAACTAAGGATTATTCTGAAAAATACAGACAATGGGAAGAGAAACGAAGAAACGGAGAAAACATAAGCGTACAAGAATTTTGTGGACCTCGTCCTTATGAATTCTATTATCTTCCTAGAGATATTATGAAAGAAATTTCTGATTCGTATGTAAGGGCTTATGAACTAGACTCACATGCGAATCTGCTAGATATAATAGAAATACTTAAAGGATATTGTAAAGAACCTATAGTTGATAAATATATCGAAGGAGAACTTCGTGAAGATGGAACTAGATGGCCGGGTCATAGAGGATATGAACATCCTGATAACCTGGAAAAAGAATTAGAGAAAATATTACATAATACTTCTACTGCAAGATTAATTCAAGAAAAATTCTTTGAATTTCTTGATATGGCAGGAGATTTTTATAGTTGGAATAGAGATTTAAACGCATTTAATACTACAGTATATTTAGGTCCAAGTCCTTGTTCTAATAAAGAAACTGTTATCAAGAATTGGAAGCAATACAGGAACCAAGATATTAAAATTGATGAATCCATTTACATAGAGGATGAAGAAGATTGAAGTATCAACAATTATAGACTTTTTAAGAAGAATCTCTGAAACAACTAATGATAAACTTCAAGTTAAAGATGAGAAGTATCATAAGTGTATTTATTTTATGTTTTCAGAAGATAACTATATAGGTATTTATATAGGTGATGACCATTTATCCATTACAGGTTCATATTTTGGAAAAGAAATGGAAATCACTGAAGCTGAAAGGTGTGAACTTCTCTTTTATTTTAATAAAATACTTAGTAAAAAAGAAGATGAAGTTTTCTATTTAATAGATAAGGCTTGTCGTTATAAAGATTCAATTGACTTTTAATGGAAGTAACTCTTGAACAACTTATGCAGGGCAAAGGAACCCTGATTAAAAATAAAGAATATTGGCCTACTGCTGCTTATGTAAATCCATTTATAAAAAGACTAGAAACAGTGGTAGAACGTTTTGAAATTAAGGTAGAAACTCCATCTCAAATTACTCTTACTAAGGATGGGCAAATAAATACTCAAGATATTACTTATAATAGAGTATGGATTCAGGGAGTACTTCCTGAGAATTATCGTGTAGATAATCATGATGACGTAATAGGTATGGTTTATGGACTGGATGTTCGTAAACCAATTGTAAAGTTCTATAGAGGAGGACTTAATAGAGCTTGTACAAACTTATGTGTATTTAGTCCTGATTCTCTTAGTGCTAGAGAACTTAATCCTGAAGAAGCTATTGATTATCGTCCTTTAGATGGAATGATTAAACAAGCTAATACTATTAAGGACTTCTTAGAGTCTTTACATAAAACTCAATTCTCTAGAGAGGCATCTAACCTTAATGAACACTTAGGGATGTGGATGCGTAGGTCTTGGGCAATGGAGTATGATAATGGAGTTACTAAAGCATCTATAGCAGCAAGTGTTGTAGAAGGAGCATTTAAACTTCTATTTGAAAAGGAAAGTTCTTCTTATTTTGTTCCTCGTGACCAAAATACTGATATGTTTAATGTATATAATGCATTTACTGAACTTATCTCTAATGATAAGGATAAGGATATAATGAACAAGGTAGAAAAAACACTTTTGTTAAAAAGAATACTTGACGTTTAATTTTCGTCTTGCAGATTACTAAAAAATTAACTATATTTAAAATTCATGCTTAAATATGGAAATAATGAAAGTAACTAATCGAGACGGAATTTTAGTAGAGTTTAACTCTGAGAAAGTGGAAGCAGCTATAGAGGCTGCATTTAAAGAAGCAGATGTAGACTATGATAAATTTGTAATAGATAGTATTTATAGAGATATATCTTTTTGGGATGAAATGAATATCGAAGATATTCAAGACCAAATTGTTGAAGTTCTTGAGGACTGGGGTTATTCTTCTGTTGCTGAAGAATTCTTGTTCTATAGATGGAGTCATGAAAAAGCAAGAGAACTTGCACGTTCTAAACAAAACTTTATAAATAAATATAAGGATTCTACTAATACTGCTAACGCTACTATTGATGATAATAGTAATGTAGGGTGTAAGAATATAGGAGTTTTAAATGCTGAAGGGCATAAACAAGAAAATGTCCTTGTTAGTAGGGCAATGATTAAAGATAAGCTTAAACAGATTTATCCTGGATTTGATGCCAAACAATATGCTAGAGACTTAAAAACTCATATAATATATAAGCATGATGAGTCTGGATTTATGGGTGCTATTGCTCCATATTGTTGTTCTATTAGTATGTATCCTTTCTTGCAGAGAGGTATAAGAGATCTTGGAGGTTTATCTGCAAGTCCGCATAATCTTGATAGTTATTGTGGAATGTATATAAACTTAATATTTGCTGTAGCATCTCAGTTTGCTGGGGCTGTGGCTACTCCAGAATTCTTGTTGTATTTTGACTATTTTGCTCGTAAGCAATGGGGAGACGATTATTATCTAAAACCTGATGCACAAACTACTAGCGAGCATGTACTCAGAACAATGACTATACGTAAGCAAATATATCAGTACTTTCAACAAGTTATATATTCTATAAATCAGCCAGCAGCAGCAAGGGGTATGCAGAGTGCTTTTGTGAATTTTGCATATTTTGATAAACCTTTCTTTGAAAGTATGTTTGGTAACTTTATGTTCCCAGATATGACAGAACCTAAATGGGATAGTCTCAACTGGTTACAAAAGGAATTTATGCAATGGTTTAATAAGGAAAGAGAACGTACAATACTTACTTTCCCTGTTGAGAGCTTCGCACTAATATATAAAGACGGTAAATTTATTGATGAAGAGAATGCAAACTTTGTTGCTGAGGAATATGCGAGAGGTCATAGCTTCTTTACTTACATTTCAGACACTGCGGATAGTTTATCCTCATGCTGTAGACTTAAGAATAAGGTGGATACTAAAGAGTTTAATTTCACTAATGGAAACATGGGTGTGGAAACGGGCTCAAAGAGTGTTATCACGCTTAACTTAAATAGAATTACTCAAGATATTGTTAAAAAGTGTAAGTGGGATATTACAGACGAAAAGAAGAGAAAGAAATTCTATGGTAACTATGCTTATCATTTAGGAGAGATTCTACAGAGAGTATATAAGTATCATATAGCTTATAATGAATGTCTATGGGATATGTATGATGCTGGACTTCTTCCAGTTTATTCTAGTGGTTTTATATCATTAAATAAACAGTATCTAACTATAGGTCTAAATGGTCTTAATCAAGCCGCTGAATTCTTAGGAATTGAATGCAATGTAAATCCTTTATATGAAGAATTTTGTCAAGCTATATTTGGAATGATTAAAGAATCTAATATGAAGGCTAATGGAACATATTTCGGACATAAAGTAACATTTAATACAGAATTAGTCCCCGCCGAGAGTTTAGCAGCTAAAAATTATAACTGGGATAAACAAGACAATTATTGGGTTCCTGATGATACTAACTTATATGCAAGTTATGTATTTAAACCTAATGACAAGTCTATAAGTATTCTTGATAAGCTTACTTTACATGGTAAAAACTATATAGGGGACCATTTAGATGGAGGAGTTGCCTGTCATATTAATCTTGCTGACCATCCTAGTTATGAACAATGCAAGAAGTTATTAAAATTTGCAGCAGAAGAAGGATGTCAGTATTTTACCTTTAATATTCCTAATTCTGAATGTCAAGATTGTGGATGGATAGGTAAACGTCCTGTAGATGCTTGTCCAAGATGTGGAAGTCATCGTATAGACCTATATGATAGGATTATTGGATATTTAACTAGAATACGTAACTGGGCAGATGCTAGAAAGATAGAACAAACTAAAAGAGTTTATAGTAAGGTCGGTGTATAACCGACCTTTTTTGTTATGTTAAGTGCAAAAGAAGCTCGTAAAATTAGTAATAGTGAACTATTACAAACAATGAACTTAATAAGAAAATCAGCTTATAAGGGTGGAACTAACATTAAGCTTGATTATTCTTTATCTAAAGATGTTCTTAAGGTTTTGAAAGATTATGGTTATAATGTAGAATATAAAGAAGGTCCTATATTTGAAGAAACTCCTTATGGTAAGGTATTGGAAAATATAGTTGGTTATAATAAAGAAACCGTAATAAGTTGGGATGCCTAGAAAATTAACAACTGAAGAATTTATCGAAAAAGCACGAGCTGTTCATGGAGATACATATGATTATTCTAAGGTTGAATATATAAATAGTCAAACTAAAGTTTGTATAATATGTCCTGTTCATGGAGAGTTCTGGCAAACACCTGGTAATCATTTACACGGTTACGGATGTAATCAATGCGCTATAGAAAAGCGTAAGACTTCTTCTACAGGAAAACGTTCTACTGCAGAAGAATTTATTAAGAAAGCTATAGAAATTCATGGCAACAAATATGATTATTCTAAAGTAAATTATATAAATAGAAAAACCAATGTTTGTATAATATGTCCAGAACATGGAGAATTTTGGCAACAACCTTCTCATCATTTAAAAGGATCTATTTGTCCTAAGTGTGCAAATTTAGGTAGAAAAGAAAAATTAACACTTACTAATGATGATGTTATTGAAAGACTTCAGAAAGTTAGAGGAGATAGATATGATTATTCTAAAGTAAAGTATACTGGATGGAATGATCCTATTGTAATTACATGTAAAGAACATGGAGATTTCGTTACGACAGCTTCAAATGCTTTAGACTGTAGAACTATTGAAATTTGTCCATATTGTTGTGATACTGCTCACATTATAAATACAGAACATTTTATATTCAGAGCTAGACAAGTTCATGGTAACAAATATGATTACTCTAAAGTTAAATATGGTAAAACTAATGAAGATAAAGTATGTATAGTTTGTTCAAAACATGGAGAGTTTTGGCAGTCACCAGTTAAGCATCTTCAAGGTGAAGGTTGTCCGAAATGTGGTTACGAAAAAAGTTTAAACATATCTGTTTCCAAAGGAGAAATTGAAATTATGAATATACTTAATAAACATAATATTGAGTATATGACACAAATTCCAATAAAATCCTCAATTAATTATACAGGATGGATGTATGTAGACTTTTATATACCTTCCATGAATACCATTATAGAATATAATGGTCAACAACATTATACTGCTGTTAAAGGTATGGGCGGAGAATTAAGATTTGAAAAACAACAGGCTCGTGATGAAGAACTTCGACAATATTGTAAGGATAACAATATAAAACTTATTGAGATAAGGTATGACGAAGATGTATGGGTTGAATTAGAAGCACAACTATTTAATGAAAATACTAATAATTCCTGACGTGCATGGAAGAGGTTTTTGGAGAAAGCCCTGCGAAAAAGACTGGGACAAGATAGTTTTTCTTGGAGATTATGTAGATCCTTATCCAGGAGAAGCAGAACAATCAGATGTAATGGGAGAACTTATAGATATAGTAGAATTTAAAAGACAGAACCCAGATAAAGTAGTATTACTATGGGGAAATCATGACTGCTTTTATTGGTGTGAACCTTATAGAAGACAATTAGATTATTGGAGTAGACATGATAATCTAAGACATGAAGATATACAGGCCTTCTTTAGAGAAAACCTAGATAAGTTTCAGTGGGCATATGAGCAAGATGGATTTTTATTTACACATGCTGGAGTTAATAATTCTATGGGTAAATTACTCATAGAAGAATATGACAAACTTGATGCAGATGTAATAAATGATTTCTTTAATAAAGAACAAAATCAAATGCTTCTTGCTATGGTATCTTATTATAGAGGAGGTCCAGATGATTTTAGTAGTATTATATGGGCAGATGTAAGAGAACATTATGGAAAAATGCCTATAGACGCTTTAAAGAAATATTATCAAATATTTGGACATACATACCTTACAAGTAGCATAGTAACTAAATGGTTTGCTATGTTAGATACTGGAGGAGATTGGAATTATATAGAAGATGGAATACTTAAAGATCAAAATGGTAATGAACTTAAAATTGAAAAAATATGATTAAGGGAATTGAGGATTTTAAATCTAAATTACAGAAAGCTATTTTAGAATTTATAGCTACTAATTTAGATATGTCTGAAGATATAGAAGTTGAAGAATTAGATGATTATATAATCAGTATAAATGATGTAAAATTTTATGTAATTACAGACGCAGAAGAAAAAGGTATTCTAGCTAAATATAATAAAGAAAAATTTGATAACTTCTTTGATAATCTTAATGCTGAACAACTCCGATATATAGATGAAGACTTATGGGAAGAGGATTATGCTATTACAGATTTCGGAGAATGGTTACAAGAAGAGACCAAATGGATTGTAGATACTAAAGACTATTATGGTAATTATAATTTCTATGAAGTTCACTGATTATGAAGTTGTTTTATCAGAAATACCTGATGAAATTACTCTTGCCATAAATATAAGTAATTGTCCTTATCACTGTCCAGGTTGTCATAGTCCTCACTTATGGGAAGATATAGGAATGGAATTAACTCCTCCTATGCTTTATCAGATGATTAAGAGAAGTAAAGGTATTACCTGTGTCTGCTTTATGGGAGGAGAATTTCAAGATGTAAAAGCTAGATCTTACTGGATTCATAATTTATTTCCTGAACTGAAAACAGCTTGGTATACTGGCTCCTCAACTTTACCAATAGAAGAACATACTCTTAACTATATAAAGATAGGTAGATATATACAAGATTTAGGTCCTCTTAATAATCCTAATACAAATCAACGTCTTTATAAAATAGATAAGTTAGATAAAGGATTTAAAGGAATGGAAAATATAACTTCAAAATTATGGAAAAAGATAAAGTAATTAAATTAGTGTATCTAGACGGAAGATATGGTGCTCATGTGCTTATTCCATTTAAAAACAGATGGGATGGACTTGGAGAAGATCCTCTTCTTCCAGGCCAACAGGAATTCATGTTTCCAGAGTCCTATTATAGGGCTATAGGAGATAATTTTACTTTTCCAGATACTATAGATCCAGATGGAGGACCTTTCATGTCTATAGGTTATACATTTACAGATGATAATATAAAATACAGAATAGATAAATTTGATTGTCGTGGTAAATATCCAATACTTATATGCAGCAGGTTGCAGTAATTGATTATGCATTAGGATGTATAGATGTGTATACTATTCCAAAAGAGGAAGATCCTCAAGAATGGTTAGACAAGAACAATAAATGGAATCCTAGTAACTGTGACTGGATAGCAAACGACGGTATTTTACCTATTACTATTCATGCTTGATTTTAGTAATCTATCAGTTGATAAACCTAAGAAAAGGGACTTTGAGCTTGGAGAAGAACAACTCCAGGCTCTTTCTCTTATTAAGGACTTTATAAAGAACAGTAACGATACTGCTTTTTCTTTATGTGGTTCTGCTGGTACTGGTAAGACTACATTAGAAAAAGAAATAATAGATTATCTAAATGATGAATGGCTTGATTATTCTTTATGTGCTCCAACTCATAAAGCAGCCTTAGTAATGAGGCAGACTACTAGGGAGGATGCTATTACTTTACATAAGTTGTTATCACTTTCTCCAAATGTAGAGATCTTAGATCTTGATTTTAGAGAATTGCAATTTAGAACTTCTAGGGTTGTAAATGCTATTATGCCTAAAAGTATAATAATATGTGATGAGGCTTCTATGATAAATGATGATTTGTTTGATCTTCTTATTCAAAAATGCAAGGATAAGAAAGCTAAAATTATCTTTTTGAGTGATAGTAAACAACTTAATCCAGTAAAGAGTAGGAGATGTTCAAAAGTATATGATTTACCAAATCAGTTTGAACTGACTCATATATATAGACAAGACAAAGAAAGTGCCCTTACAGGCCTCTTACAGGCTCTTAGAGACCATAAACTTGGTCACTTGGACAGTAAGATTGCTGAGGCTGGAAGTCTTATTGTGACGTCTAATATGCTTGAATTTTTAGAGGCAGCTAAAACTCAATTTTTACAGGCTATAGATGAGAGAAATATTCTTCAAACCAAGATAGCTGCTTATACCAATACTCGAGTAGCACTATTTAATCAAGCTGTAAGAAAGTTTTTATGGAAAGATAACGAACCTTATCATAAAGGAGAGTTTCTAACCTCTTATGAGAATGCAGATTTTGAAGGTACTATGTTTTATAATTCAATGGATTATATTATAGATAATGACCCAGAAGAATCTGAATTCGAACTTCCCCATTTCTGCTGTAAAGTAAAGGGTTACTTACTTGATTTATATGACTCTTATGATAAATATTCAAAAGAAGCAATAATTCTTTCTGGTAACAATTCTGAAAATATATTTGAGAATTTGGCTGGAACCTTAGAAGCTATAAGATTTAAAGCTATAGAGTCAAAAGCATATAGTAGTTTTAAAGCCTCCACTTATTGGAAACAGTACTATGAACTTTTACATAGTTTTGTTACTCCAAAAGCTCTTGTATATGAGGGACGTGTAGTAAGAAAGAAGTCTTTTGATTATGGGTATGCTTCTACTTCTCATAAGCTTCAAGGAAGTACATATGAGAATATATTTGTAGATTTACGTAATATAAATACCTGTTCTGATGAAGTAGTGAAAAGACAATTACAGTATGTAGCACTTTCTAGAACAAGACATGATGCTTATGTATTACAATGATACAAGTATTTATTCTTAACGGAAGTGAATATGCGTTAAAGTTGTTTAACAATTTCGATTTACATACTTATAATGCTAAATTAGCACTATCTATAATGTTTATATATGTAGATAACATACTGTATAAGAAAGTTACTAATTTTGATAACGAATACTTATATAACATATGGTTGAACTTGTGCTCGTATCAAACAACTTAGACGATGAAAAGAAAGTGCTGTCTAGAGAATCTCCTAGTGGGTATTATTTTTCTTTTCTTGATCTCGGCTCTATGTTATGCAGGGCTGATGCTTATGCTTTAAAAAGTGAGTGGGGAGCCAGAAAAGATCCATTTGCCCTAGTAAAGGATAAGGATAAAGTGCTTAGATGCTTTTATTCTGAAGAAAGCAATAATGTAATAGATGAGGCTTTAGATTTTATTAAATCTTTACAAGAAACTTATGATTGACGTAAAAGTATTAAAAACAGGAGGTTATACAGAACTTCCAAAGTATGCAACTCCAGGGAGTGCAGGACTAGATTTAAGAAGTACAAAGACAGTAGTACTTGAGCCCCATGGTAGAGTTTTAGTCCCAACTGGATTATTTATAGCTCTTCCTGAAGGTTATGAAGCCCAGATTAGGCCTCGCAGTGGACTTGCTCTTAAGAAAGGAATTACTGTTCTTAATACTCCTGGCACTATAGATGCTGATTATAGGAATGAAATAGGAGTAATCTTATTTAATACTACAGATGAGTTAATTATGATTGAGAAGGGGGACAGAATAGCCCAGATGATTATAAATAAAGTTGAACAACTTAATTGGGTAGAAGTAGATGAGTTAGATGAAACAGAACGTAAAGATGGTTTTGGGCATACTGGTTTAAAATGAGTACCCTTGAAGAGTACAAAGAAGATTATCTAAAGTTCTTTAAAGAACAAGATTGTAAGTTTATAGTCCTTAAAATGGAGGACTTAATGAAGAGTATTAATGACTGGCAACAATGGGATCAGTTACAGAATATACTTCTTAACTATAATAACTTTAGACAATCAGTAGGTAAAGGTATTAATAAATACTATGTAATAAATAGAGATGAGTGTCCAAACATACAGAGTGGAGATGATTTTGTTAATCTTTTACATAAAATAAATGACAATTATGAAGAAATTTCAAGAACTTATCTCGGATAATACAAGTGCTTCTTTGAAGCGTCGTGCAGCTCAGATTTCAACTAGTGCAGAGATTGCTCAGCAGAATTTAGTTAATGCTCTTAAACAAGAGAAAACTAATGTAGAATTAAAGATTGCTGCTCTTACGGATTTAGCTCCAGATTCTGCTGATTCATTACGTCCTGGTTCAAAGGATTGGGATGCAGTTAACTGGGTAAAGAGCTTACAGAATGCTAAGCAAGAACTTTACCAAATTGAAATTCAATTAAAGTTAGCACAAGAAACCTTTGACGAATATTTTAGTGAGCAATGAACTTTATAAATTGCGATAAAGAATATATAACCTCCCGATATGAATATTTAAGGGATCATATGAAAGGGGTGCCTAGACTAAGTATTTTTAAAATTGATAGTTGGGCAGAGCCTTGGGGTTTTGGTAGACAATTTAAATCAGAAGTTAATAAAATATATAAAGAAGCTAATAAAGTAATATTTGATGAGGAACCTGATTCTATTTCAGATGATGAATACTCAGAATTTATTATAATTACTTTAAGGACTGATACAGAGATAGGAATAATATGGATATCTGAAGAAGATATGTTTACAGAAGTTATAGAAGATTTATTTAATGCTGAAGTAATAAATAAGAAATCTCCAGTTAGTATTCCAGCTTCTCCTACTCTAAAGAAACCAGATAATCTTGTTATTAATAAATTAAATCTATTTAAATGATTACCTCTGAAAACTTTATAACGAATCTTAAGGCCTATAAAGAAGGGTGTGATTTCCTAAGAAAAATGGATAACTATAATCTTGATTTCTATGAGACCCCTTTGAGTAAAAGTTCTGATACTATGTTTCAAGCTTGGTTAGACCAAATAACTAATGAGGAGGGACAAGATCTTATATATTGGTGGTTATTTGAAGATGTTGACAAGATAATAACAGATAATGAAGTTGATATAAATGTAGAAGATATTGAGGAATTTACTAAATATTTAAAAGATTATGGATATTTCAAAAATTAAAGAACTACATTCTCAAATCACTAAGTTAAAGAATAAAGCAGAAGCAACTATTTCTATAGATGATGATAGATATAAATAAATTATTTGTAAATCTAGATATAGTCCTCTCTAAGAGGACTATTTTAAGTAATATATTAGCTCCATATGAGCTTAATAATATAGTATCTAAAGCAAAGAAAAATAATTGGTCTGATGATACAATTATTGAATATGTAAATAGATATTTAAAAGAAAATATATCTGAATTTGTTGATAATTCCGATTTCTTAAATGCTAGTGTTATAGTAGAATCTGATGATGATGTAGTAATAGCAATGAGCCTGATGGAACAGTCTCAACAAGATGCTGAAAAGTTAATCATCACTAGAGAATACAAGTATCCAGGCTGCTGGTTAAATGATATAACTAGAGCTTTAAAGAATCTTAATTACTATGAAGATGATAGAATATCTATTATATGGGATGCATATTATAATGCTAACTGGAAAAAGAATTCAACAATCAAAGGATGGGTAGAATTAGCAGATGTTCTCGAAAGTTATTATGATACTCTATGACATTAGTAACTAGGGATAGTAAGGGAAAAATAAGAGTTGTTGATTTATGGTCTGAACATGATGAGGAGTCCTACACTATATGTAGAGAAACTTATCAATTAGGAGGAAAACATACCAGACAGCCTGATATTTATATAGAAGAAGGAAAAGCTGGACGTAATTATATAGCCCAAGGTGAATTAAAATTTATGTCCAAACTAAAAGAGTATAAAGATAAAGGATATAAGGAACTTTCTAAAAAACTGGAAGAATATACTGAAGAAGAACTTAATAAAATAGTTGGTGATTTTATTACTAATCAGCATGGAGTGCAAAAGCCTATGTTAGCTAAGCAAGCTGATAAGATATCTTCTAAGACTATTGATAAAGTTCCTTATTGGTACGCTAGTAGAAAAATAGATGGAGTACGCTGTTCTTTTTATTGTGAAAATGGGGAGATACATACATCTAGTAGAGGGGGAGAAGATTATGATTGTGCTTGTACTCACTTTATAGAGAATGAAAAACTTATTGAATTTTTCAAAAGGCATCCTGGAGTAGTCTTAGACGGTGAACTATATAAACATGGACGAAGTCTTCAGCAAATCTCAGGTGCAGCGCGCCTTGAGAAAAATGCTTACGACTGTGACTGGTTAGAATACTATATATACGATATCGTCGACACTACTAGAACATTTGAAGAACGACTTAAAATATTAGCTGCAATTAAATATGAATTAGGACTTAGTTTTAATCCAGAAAGAGAATGGGCAGAAGGAGAATTACAATTCCAAATGGTTCCACAACAGAAGGTGTCGGGTTTCAAAAATATAAATATACTTCATGATATTTATGTATCAGAAGGATGGGAAGGAGTCGTAATACGAGACCCATCTAAAGTATATAGGCCTAATGGGCGTACTAATGATATGATAAAAATTAAGAAGTATAAGGATGCAGAATTTATAGTAATAGATTATGAACTTGGACTTAGAGGTACTGAAGATATGACCTTTACTTGCACTACTCCAGCTGGACTTGAATTTAAAGCAAAGCCTTGGGGAGATAGAGCAATTAAAGAGGAGTATGTACGTAACTTTAAAACTAAGTATCAATATAAAATGGCTAAGATTAAATTCTTTTATTACTCAAACGGAAATGACGAGAAGACAGGAGTTCCACTTCAACCTTCTCTTATATGTTTCCGTGATAAATCTGATATGTAATGATTGATTACTTATCTCTTATACCTAAATCTTTTAGAATTGGAGCTCAAGATTATGAGGTTATAATTGAAGACCATTTAGAAGATGATATTTACGGGGATTATAGTTATACTCCTCCTCAAATAAGATTAGCTAGATATAGTGGAGAAGATAAATTATCAGATAAACAAATACTAGCTACATTCTATCATGAACTTGGACATTGTATGGATTATATGTTTGATTGTACTACTAACGAAGCTCATGCTCAATGTTTCTCTAATTTTATGATGGAATTCTTAGAATCTAAGAAATGAAATTACAAATAAGTAAAAATGCCAATATAAACTATCTATCTAAAGTGGTAGATATTCAGGAATTTATTAAACATCCTGATCCTAAAGTAGAAAGAATAAAGTGTGCTGTAGTAGATGGATTTATTATTACTGTAGGTATTGATAGTGAGCCTGGATTATATGTTTATTTTCCTGTCCTATCTCAAATAAATGGACGTCTATTACAGTATCTTAATTTATATAGGAATAAAGATTTGAATGATGACTCAGAAAAGACAGGATATTTTGAAGATAAAGGAATTGTTAAAGCAATTAACTTAAGAGGAGTAAAGTCTGAGGGATTCTTAATGCCTTTAATAGACTTGTAGAACTTTATAATAGACCAAGTTAATGTAGAGTTAAAAGACGTTACTCCTAATACAGAATTTGACGAAGTAGAGCACAATGGAAAATCATTCTGGATTTCTAAGAAGTATATAGCTCCTGTTCAGAAACTTCCTGGAATGTCTGGCTCTTCAAAGGAAAGAAAGAAAAAGAAAGGTCTTGATAAGATTATTGATGAACAATTCCGATTCCACTACGATACTACACTTATAAAGAAATGTCCACATGTTATTAAACCTGAGGATATTATTCATATATCTTCTAAATGGCATGGAACGTCTGGTATATCTGCCTACGTACTATGTCACAAGAAACTTACGTGGAAAGAGAAAATTGCTAAGTGGCTTACAAAGAATCCTTTTGATACATATGATTATATCTATTCATCTCGCACTGTGATTAAGAATAGATATTATAATCAAGGAGTAACAGAGGGTTATTATGGTTGTGATGTATGGAAATATGCAGATGATTATATTAAACCCTTCCTTATTAAAGGAATGACCATCTACTATGAGATTGTAGGTTATCTTCCAAATGGTGGATGGATTCAAAAGAACTATGATTATGGTTGTGAACCTCCAACTGCGTTTGAGAATGGACAAGTACAATACATACAAGGTAAGAATTTTAAGGTACTTGTTTATCGTATAACTCTTACTAATGTGGATGGTCAAGTACATGAGTTTTCGGCTCATGAAGTACAGACTTGGTGTAAACAAAGAAACTTACTTTGTGCAATAGAATATTACTATGGGTATGCTTTTGGCTTATATCCAGAACTAGAAGTAGATGAACACTGGAGTGAGAATTTCTTACAAGCACTAGCAAATGACAAATCCTTTAATATGGAACAGAATTCTCCAGAGTGTAATAACAAAGTTCCACATGAAGGTCTTGTTATTAAGATAGAGAATATGAAGAGTGAAGCTTTTAAATTAAAATGTTTCAAGTTCTTAGGATTGGAGCAAGATGAAGCCCTTGCAGGAGAAAGTAATATTGAAGACCAATCATAATGTTTTGGACAATTGCTTTTTGTGTTTACGGCATAGCTGCTGGTATATGCTTAGGAGAATATTTATCAGATGATAACAATAAGTTAATTAAAAACTACAATTCTTGAAAGCATTTACTATAAAACAAAGTATAACTAATAGAGATAGGGATTCTGTAAATCTTTATCTTAAGGATATTAGTCATATTAAGATGCTTACACCTGAAGAGGAAAAAGAAGTAGCAATAAAAGCAAAAGCTGGAGATAAGGGGGCAATGTCCCGCCTTATCTCCGCTAATACTCGCTTTGTAGTTTCTGTAGCTAAACAATATCAAGGACAGGGTCTTGATTTAGAAGATTTAATTGCTGAAGGTAATTTGGGTCTTATTAAAGCTGCAGAAAAATTCGACCCTGATAGAGGTTTTAAATTTATTTCTTATGCTGTTTGGTGGATTAGGCAATCTATTCTACAAGCTCTATCTGATAAGTCTAGAACTATCAGACTTCCTCTTAATCAGGTAACTCTACTAAATAAAATACGTAGAGCTACAGCAGAATTTGCAGGTAAGAATGAGAGAGATCCTTCTCTCAAAGAATTAGAAGAGATAACTGGAATTCCTTCTGATAAGATATATTCTATATTAAATATATCTGCTAAACTTATATCAGTAGATTCTCCATTTAAAGATGAAGAGGAAGGTACTTATATAGATATAATTCCAAATCAAAATAGTCCAAAGGCTGATGCTGAACTTATGAAAGAATCTAAGGATTCAGATATTGCTAAAGTTTTATCTGTACTTGGGCCACGTTCTCATGACATAATAAGAATGTATTTTGGGCTTGGAACTAGAGAATTAACTCTTACTGAGATAAGTGATAAATTTGGAATTACCAGTGAAAGAGTAAGACAAATAAAGGAAAAGGCTTTAGATATTATAAAGGATAATGTAAGAATATACCTTAAATGAAATTTGAAGTATATGATAAAACAATGGTTAATAACTGCTGAGGCTCCATTCTGTGGAACAGAAACACATTACATTGCCTATTCTAAGGAAGATCCATTGGAACAGTCTGAAGTGGAAGATGAAATAATCCAAGATTTATGGGACAATTATTCTTATCTTTTACATATAGATGATGAGGAGTTCGATTCTGAAGAAGAAATGGATGAGGCATGGGATCAAGCCTGGGAAAATTGGAGATGTGATTGTAATATTTATGCAGAAGAAGCAACTGATGAAGAGATAGAAATGAATGCTCCAGGAGGAGATGTTAATTGTTTGGAAATTGTTTACGACGAAAGAAATGAAAAGTAATTTTATTCATGTATGTTTTGTAATTGATGAAAGTTCATCAATGTGGACCTCTGTTAATGATGTAAAAGGAGGTTTTGCTAAAATTATAGAAGAACAAAGAGCTAATGAAGAAGGAACCTGTGCTATCTCTATATTCAGATTTGCCACTGTTCCTAAGGAAGCTGACTTTATAATGGAACCCATTGAGAATGTTTATCCAGAATTAGCATATAATCCATCTGGATGTACAGCAATGTATGATGGAATAGGTAAGGCTATAGATGAAATAGGTGAAAGACTTGCTGCTATGCCTGAAGAGGAACGTCCCGAGAAAAATCTTATT